TATGTTCTCAAAGTTCCTAAATAAATGGGACATCAAAAAGTCTTTGGAAAAGTATTCTCAATTTCTACATTTTGTAAGTTATAAATATGGAATTGACTTTGATAAACTAAATGCTGATATGAACGACTTTTGTAAAGAGGAGGGTGGAAAGTTATTCGCCTCGTCTTTGGAAGATGAGTTCAAAACATATTTAGATAACAATGAAGAAAAACTTGAAAAGGAGTTTAATGAGGAAAATAAGTTTCAAACGAGTGTTAGAGGACTCAAGGTTCGTGGTTCTTTCAATAGTCAACAAGAGGCAGAGATGAGGTGCAAAACTCTTAGAGAGATTGACCCGAATCACGATGTGTATGTAGGACAAGTAGGTATTTGGATGCCATTCCATCCAGAGGCATATAAAACTGGTCGCGTTGAGTATCTAGAGGAGGAGTTGAACCAGCTTATGCACGAGAAAAACAAGAATGAAACAACTGCTAAAACTGAGTTTGACAAGAGAATCAGAGAGACAAAGGAGAAGGCAATGGAAGAAAATCGTCAAAAGGCTTTAACGTCTGGAAACGTATTAACACAAACATTGAATTCTGATGGAAACTTGGTAAGTGTTAAGGATTCCAATGCATTTAATCCTATGGAAATAGGTGAAAACGATGATTACGGGTATGAGGAGATTAAAAAGAGAGATAAACCTGATCTCAATGTTCAACGCACATTATTTGAATCAGATAATATCGTAATCGACCATAAAAAGTCTGATAAGGATGATCTTTAAAAAATAAAAATATAACATAACATAAAATACAATAAAAATATAATTAAATATTTACGATTTATATATAAATATTTAATTATATAACATCATATTAAACATGACTAGTAAAACAAATAATAAATCTTCCAAGTACATATCTATATCTAAACCTACTAGAAGTAATACTATACAAGGAAATTCTCATAATACTACATCATCCACAACTTATCATCCGCCTTCTATGATGGATAATATTAAATCAGGATTTGGATTTGGAATTGGTTCAAGTATTGGAGCAAGAATTACCGACAGTATTTTTGGAAATAGAACAGTAAATGTTGTTAATAAATCTGAATCTGTAACTGAAACAGTCCCAGAAACATCTAGTTTACCAAATACAAGTTCGTCCAATACTGATACTGATACTACTATTAATTGTCATCATATTATAGATGAATATAGATTTAATAATTGTATTATGTATAGAAATAATGATAATGATACATGTAATAGATTATATGACAAGTTTTTTAGTTGTCAAAAAAATTTACATAACCAAAAAATCATAAATTAAATTAAATAAATGTATCAAATCACCTATCACCACTTATTCTTTTTAACGTTTATTTTCTGACAGTTTTTCTTTTTCTTTGAATCATTTGGATTATAGCTAGGTTCGTCGTCTTCTGAATCAAGTTCCTTTGATAAATCCCAGAATTCCTTAGAGCCTAATCTAAAGTCTGCATGTTTTTCAGACTTGTACCAGAATATTTGGTCCTGTAGCTTATTAGTCTTTGCATTATTGTTTATAACTAGGCATTCGAAATTTTCAGTACATTGATCCATAACTTGAGAGAATGACTCGAATGTAGGAAACATTCCAGCATAATTCTCCCATATTCTTTTACGGTTGGCAATATAAGGCTCTCTAAGAATAAATACATAATCTATGTTTGTTCTAAGATTTGGAGGAATACCCAACGGATATTGCATAGTAATTATCAACATGACTTTCCAATGGCGTCCGTTCATAAATAATAAACGCATCATCCTATCTCTAGTCCATGTCGAATCATATAAACAGTCATCTAGTATAACAAATGTTCTAGGGTCGATAGTGCATTTTTTATACATCTCGGTTTCTTTCTTTACTTGTTTTAATACTGTTCTCTGTCTTTTAAGAATATTTTCAATTATTACCGAATTGTATTCGTCATGGATGAATAGTTTCGGGACATGAGTGCTATAGAAACCATTGCCAGCTTCAGTTCCAGATATGACACTTCCTATTGGAATATCCTGATGATGATATAATAAATCTCTTACTAGAAAACTTTTTCCTGTATCTCTTCGACCTATTAATACTATGACAGGTCCTTTATTTTCATCTGGTCTGAAACTAATTTCCTTCATATTGAATTTTTTCATTTCCAATGTCATTTATATGCTTTAAATGTCTTTTAGAAAAAAAACGAATTGTTTTTCCGCAATTCATAATTTATTATAATTATAATTAGAGAAGAATAAGTGTAGAACGTTTGTTTATAGACAATTATTATGTTGGTTATACAATAATGGATTTCTCCTATACAAAACGTTCTAATAAAATCTTATTCGATTGTTTAGAAAATAAAGAACTTTTGAATGTATCAAACGTGCAGAATTATGTTCCCATTTATTCAACATTTTTTTCTCTTAAAGAAAATAATTACAATTCAATTAATCTAAACAATTATCTATCTCTTTATTCTGTTCATTTTAAAGAAGATGAAAACACCTTTTTAGGAAAAATAATGGATAAAAATAGCAAAAAACTTGCCGAAAAAAATGTATTTTTTAAGATTTCTCCATTACTAGACCCTATTAAATACATGGTTGGCAAATATGATTCTTTTGATATAAATCATTTGCCTGTTTTAAACGAGACGTCTAATCATACACCAGTTTCTAAAAAAATGAGGGATGCCAATAATTCGGCCTATGTAGATTCATTCTTCTCTTTTTTATCAAGCAGGTTATTACATGGACATAATTTTATCCACGGCATAGATTTTTATGGTTCTTATTTAGCAGTGAAAAATAACTTTAATATAAATGTGCACGACGATATGGATGTTTTGGTCGATTCAAATTTCTTTTATAAAAAGAACGGGGATTTGTTTACTGTAAATCACACAGACATTGACAAATATGCAGGAAGCAACGATACAAGAGAGTTTAAAAAGGTTATTCGAGTTCAGACTATAGAAAACGACATGGTAAAAAAAATCTATGATGAATTAGTTACTGTTATCAATTTAGATGAGCTAAAAGAAATAGCTACTGTAGTTCACGACGATGACCTAGTATTATTAGACTCTAAATCTGATTCGAATAATGTCGTGAATCGTGATTCTGATACAGATGAAATGGATTCGGAAGTAGAAGACAGCGATACTGAGGACGATGATTCGGAAGCGATTGAAGGAAAAGATTTAGTATCTCAAGATGAAGAAAAAATGAATGTTGAGGACGATACAAAAACTGAAGATGAAACAAAAAAAGAAAATAGCAGCGAAGAGACAGATAAAGACGAAGACAAGGATAAAGATGAAGACAAGGATAAAGATGAAGACAAGGATAAAGACTTTGATTATGAGGATGATAATTCTATATACTCTGATGAATATGACGAAGAAGATGAAGACGAAGATGAAGTTGTAGCAACTATAAAATCCTTTCCAGTTCAGTTAATTGCTTTAGAAAAGTGCGAAAATACTCTAGATTCATATATTTCGTCGAACAAATTAAGTGATGACGAATTAGGATCTATTGTTGTTCAAATCCTCATGAGTCTTATTACATTTCAAAAAACATTTGGATTAACCCATAACGATTTGCATACAAATAATATTATGTATGTCAAAACAAATAAACAGCATTTATATTACCAAGTAGGTGGAAAACAATACAAGATTAAAACATTTGGAAAAATTTATAAAATAATTGATTTTGGCCGAGCCATTTATTCATTTAATGGAAATGTTATTTGCAGTGATAGTTTCTCTCAAAACGGAGACGCGGCTACTCAATACAATTGCAATCCATATTTAAATAATAATAAACCAATTATCGAACCAAACTTTAGTTTTGATTTGTGTAGGCTTGGATGTTCTTTATTTGACGTATTCGTAGATTGCGTTTCTCAAGTTCACACTGTAACGTCTCCTATCGTTAAAATTATTTTAAGTTGGTGTTTGGATGACAATAATAAAAATATCATGTATAAAAAAAATGGTTGCGAGAGATATCCAGACTTCAAACTCTATAAGATGATTGCTAGAACAGTTCACAATCATGTGCCACTGACTGTTCTCAAAAATAAATATTTCGACAAGTTTGTAATAGACCCAACAAATGTCAAGAAATCATCTCATAATATGGACATTGACATTTACCCCTCATATATGTAATTAATAATTAATACAATCAATTAAATACCATTACGATACGACACTATAATAAAAATATTTATATAATTTTTATTATACGACCACCTATCATCTCTCTTATCTCTATTTATTGTTAAATTAAAAATCTGGAGCACCTACAAATATATTTGCAGGTTTAACTGAACTAACGTCTAGTTGTTCAATGGCAAGTGTTCCTAAAACGCCAGATATAAAAACTATTATAACTTCTTTAACTAACTCCTTAATTGGCTTATTCTCTTTTAAAAAGAATTTCATCTCTCCAAGTTTTACAATTAAAAAAATGATTGAAATAATGAATGGCGTTACTATGTATTTTTGGTTATCCATATTTCAATATTTATAACATGATTCATTATTTTTCATTTTTAAACTTATATTTTATAATTCTAGTATTTCAATTCCATCCAATAAATTATCATTTACTTTTCGTATTGGTTCGCCCAACTCATTAATTATGTCAAAATCAATTTTTATATCATTTCCAATCTTTAATTTACTACCTCCATCTTCGTCGTCATAATCGTCATATTTATCTTCTTTGATTTTTTTTTCAATTGACAATTTCTCTAATCTCTCAATTGTTTTAGGGGCAATAAGGGTTGACTCATTCCCATCAACGTCCCTAGTATAATCCGTGTCGGAAAACCCGACGTTCTTATTATTGATAGTCTTAGGAGAAAGAGATGTTGTAATATCATTCGTGGTTGCATCCTTTTTAACAGGGACAGTATCGCTATTTAATTTCACAATTTGACTCGATAAATGTTGAGAATCGTCAGAACTCTTAACTGCTCCTTCAGCATTTACTTCGCTTCCTCTTGACACTACGTCTGCATTGACAGGTTCATTTTTTGAAATAGGCGTTTTTTCGTCTGTTGCCAATTTCTTCTCTTCTGCTGTTCCTCCAGATTTTATAGGTGGCGGTGGCGCTGATATCACAACTTCCTCTCGCACTATAACAGTCTGTTCCTCTGTTTCGTCCATATATGAACGTAAAATTGATTCTATGGGCATTGTTTCTCTAATTGTGTTTAAAATACACTCTTTGATAATGTGTTCTAATTCACGATTATTCTTTTGGATTTGGAGAGGGGAAATGTCCTTTTCGTATAAATAAATATTCATATATATCTTTCTAGCAACATTAGAATAAACCCTGTGTAGAAACACGTCTATAGATGGTATGTTGATGTCCACTTTTTTCTGTTTCTGACAAACCCTAACACACGAAAGAGCCTTAAGTTGTATAACGTGAATGCATGTAATCAAATCTTCTAAATAAGTGCAACGAGTAAATTCTACGGCTCTTTTAGCCGAAGTATCGATCATCGTTTTATTCCATTTAGGAATACCGCTCAAGTATACTTGAAAAGTCATTAGGTATTTATCATCTTCTTCGTTATCAACACAAACTTTTAAAGCATCCTTGAAAATCAAATTAAACTCATTGGTTACTGCAGGAGTTAATATATTAATAAGACGGGCACACCATTCATTTTTAGATTCGCTTAGGCTTTCAACAGAATAATCGTCCATTTTACTTAAATAAATGT